TCGTCGTTGCAAATTAAAACTTCTTTTTCTTTTTCTGGCAATCTATCTGCCACTTTTATCCATTGCATTTATTTATTCTCCTTAATCTCTCCACGAATAAAACATACTTCATCTTCTTTTGTCTCGTTAACCAAATGTTTAACCAATCCCGTCAAATACTCAATCTTATTCATTACTTCTGTTAATGTAATAACGTGCCCAGTTTCTTCGGGGCGATGATTGTAGTGCCGGATATCATGGGTGGTTTTGTATTGCGGTTCAGATTCACCAGATTTCCCATCAATTATAGGTAACTCAACAAAGTAAAAGTGTGAATTATAATTTCCTTTATTAAGGGACTCGCAGATAACGTTAGCCACTTCAGGATTTAGCACTATCATTTTAAAATGATCTTCTCCTAAGATAATGCAAGCTCTTTCCATTTAAGAAACTCCTTTTTTAACATACTTCTCTAACATTTCAATCAACAAAGGCCTTAATTTCCTGTCTTCCTTTAGCATCTTAAATTTAACAGCCTTATAAAGATCTATTGGTATTGAAAAAGAGTACTGATGATTTATTACTGATGCCTTTAATTTTTTCATAAAAGATATCCCATGATTGATTATTGTATGTTAGCATGTTCCTATGATTATAGGAACATGTTTTTGGGGATTTTAAAATGGCAAAGAATGAGCATTGGAATACAGAAGAATTTGAAGATTTAGTGGCGCGTTCTTTGATTGCCATGTATGAAACAAAAATACAGAAATATAAAAACTCCTTAAAGAGTGGCCGCCTAAATAAAAATATCTTAGAGCGAATAAAGTCAATGGGATGCTATTTTACCGCTAACGATAGAATAGTAAGTCTAGACATAAACGATAACGGAGTAGCAAAAAAAGTCCAGCAAATTGACGTTATAAACGACGGCAGACCAGAACGGGCTATATTGTGTACTGATATATCCAGTTGTCCTATGCTTAAAGAAGAAGATGATATGAGAAATGGTAGTTATATGGAAATTTCTTATTTAGAAAGAATTAACGAACTTCCTTCCCCCTGGAAATGTGAATTTCTAGGAAGAAAATACCGAATGGCAAAATTATGGATGAAAAATAAAGGTTTAATAGAAGGATTATGCTGTTATTTCATTATCGATTCATCTGGAAATATACATGGAACTAGTTGGACAAGAGAAAATTATAACCCTGTTACGGGGACATCATCACGAGAAATGGTATCTTCAGAGCTTATGAATGAGCATAAAGCGCATGAAGATATTTTAACTGTAGATGCATCTGTAACTATTCAGGCATGGCAAGACCGTCGTTATATGTGGAATGTGATGGCTAAAGAAAGAGAAGCCAAGGCTACATTTACAGTATACCCAGAAGAAATAAAGTCTTTGTTTTACTCAAGAGAGCTGCCAATGACAGAAACTGGGCGCAAAAGGCCTATTCTTCATTGGGTGGCTTCACATCAGCGCCGCCTCAAAAGTGGGATCGATATAGATATTGAAAAACATCTACGAGGAACTAATGAATTCACTTATAACGGAACAAAATTCATTATTACTCGACCAATAAAACTGGAAAAATCAAGGTAAAAAAATGAAAAAACTAGCTAAATTAACAATCATCATCGCAATGGCTTTTATCTTTGCCCTCTTTGTTAAGTATGCGTTTATCATGGGGGCTGGTGAAGGATTGCCGACGGATTATTCTAGGTCGTAATCAATATTATTGCTCATAACCATATTGCCGGGGTCGGCAATATGGTCTACCTGGTTGCCACAACTAGAAATCATCGCTAATCTGAAACTCTACTTCCTCAAGAACAATATCAAGCAATTTTTTAACGGTTTTCAGGCGCGAAACTCCACATAATCTTTCGGGAATATCATAAATAGCACCGCGCTTGCATTGGAATAAATGCCACACGATATCTTTTTCCATCTCTTCTAGTATTTTTATGTATTCTTCCATTATGCCTTCAAATAACCTTTCAAATATTCCTCAATAACTTCCCTGGCACCCTCTGTTCCCCATACGCAAGCGCACTCGTAACCGCGAGAGGATTTTCGTTCCAGAAATGCTTGTTGTTCTTTGGTGGGTTTATTTTTACCAGCTTTAAGCTCAATCCAAAGGCCCGCTTTACCGTTGTAAGGAAACGCCAAGAAGAAGTCAGCAACGCCCCTTTTGACGCCCATGCGCTTTAACATACGGCCTTCAATGGGGCTGCAACGTCTTTCATTAGCAAAATGATGAAAATCATCGCTCAGTTCTGGGAACTTATGATGGAACCAATTAACGGTGTTGATATGATCAATCCGCTCACGCTGGGTCATTTGCCTTCCCTTATCATGACGGCAATATCTTTAGCGCGCTCACCCACCTGTGACGCCCAGGTGCTATCTAATGCCTCTTGTGCCGCACGCGTGTAATTTTTTGCGTTAAGAGCGCCAATCATGCGCTTAAATAAAGACAGCTTAGCAATACCTAAATTAAAGCACATATTGACAAGCGCCTGCTTAACGCCTGGGGGCTGTATAGTGTACCAGCTCATTTTTTCAAGTTGGTTGACCGCTTCTTTGAAATCATTCTGAAAAAAAAGTTCCGCTTCATCGACACTGATAGGCTTTGATAAACAACGACCCCAACCGATAGTCGGATATCCCATTGTGTCATTGTAGAGAGTGAGGCTTAGGCCTTCGCATTTTTTTATCCATGCCTGAAGTTGCTGATCATCCATCGGGTAATTCGCTTATTAATTATGAATAGTAATAGAGCACCGCAAATCCATCAGCGCCATTTCCGCCCGCATTGTTTGTGCCAGCCCCTCCGCCGCCGCCTGCGATTCCCGCAGCGTTATTACCTGCACCCACCGTTGGCGCCCCACCACCAGTACCGCCCCCACCACCACCATAGACACTATTGAGTCCGCATTGACCAGGGGAGCCACCCATATTGGCATCTCCATTTGTTGCAACTCCAGGCGCTCCGCCTAATTGAAATTGCGTTATGACGCCGCTTGTGCTTCCTTGCCCACCAAAACCACCACCGGCTGTCAATGTTGCGGGCAATCCAGCACCGCTGATAGTCGAATCTTCACCTCGCGTACCGTTAGTACCGGCATTAGTACCACCCGCTCCCCCCGCACCAATGGTAATGGTGAGATCTTCTCCGGGGTTAACGGTTAACAGAGCTATCAAATGGGCACCGCTTCCACCGCCTGCGCCGGCTGCGCCTACAGTTGCATCTGCTCCGCCACCGCCTGCACCGGCACCCCATAATTCGGAATAGATTTGAGTGGTAGTAGCGGGAACGGTGAACGTATTCACGCCAGGCGTTCCGAAAGTAATGACATTTTTAATACGAATGGGTGCGACTAAATCAGTTCCTACAAAAGAAAGACCATCGCCTAGTGTTATTTCTGATGCGACGGTTGCTCCTCCAGTTGGATTACCTAGCAATGAAACAGCGGCTACATTCTGGATCTTTCCATAGGTAACATTGGAGTTAAGTATTTTTGCAGTCGTAACAGCATTTGCCGCAATCGTGGTTGCAAATGAATTTGCGCCACTTGTCACATCGCCACTTAATGCAGTGGTTTGCAATGCCGTTCCAATAAATGCCAGAGTTGCGCCCGGTGAAATTTCAGATACGGATGTGGCGCCGCCGGTGGGATTCCCTAATAAACGAGAAGCTGCTACGTTTTGTATTTTTCCATACGTAACATTGGAATTGAGTATTTTAGATGTTGTTACCGCATTATTGGCAATCGTTAATACACCTGCATTGGAAATGGTTGCATCGCCTGACATTGCAACATCTGTGGCTATATTACTGGCATTCCCTACAAAAATATGACCTGACAGCAAGGAATCAGACAAAACACCATTGGGCACTAAAGAAACAAATGTTTGGTTGATAAAATCAAATGTAAAGAATCCAATTTTAGCGGGAGAATAATAAATCAACACTAAATCTTGAGGATAAAAATTAAAAATTCCCTTATTGATGAGTACCACATTATCGAATTCATATTTCCAATAGTCTGCGGCTGTAATAGCCGCTAAGTCTGCGGTTGTAGTGATGCCTACAATATTAGGAAATAAGTTAAAGTCTCTCTTAATGGTTTGAATGGTGGCGGTTTGATTCATGTGCGCATCTTCCCAAGCCAGAAAATAGGATTGGGTTGTTTCAACGATAACGCTAAAACAACCCAATTAATCACAAATGATAGAGTTATTAGACGGTTGGAATCGTACGATACCAAACATGTGCGACCATCGGACTGTCACCCGTAGTAAATGCACCGGTGATGTTTGACAGGTAAAGACCCTTATTGACAGTCGTTGTAAACGGAAGAGCCACAACACCAGGATTCATAGTGAAAGTGGTGCTAGCCGCTGCTTGAAACGTTGCCGCTGAAAGTGTCGTTGAAGCAATAACACCGGCACCATTTGCTGTAGAATCATACTGAACGGCTGCAACACCACCCGCCGCGTAATTTGCTGTTCCGTAAGTCATCACTAATTGCAACTGATCTAACACGAGCAATGTATTCGCACCACCCGCTGCTACCAGCAATTTAGGAGTTGCGTACATGCCGTTAAATTGAGCGGCAGTAATTGCAACAGTCGTATACTTTCTCACGAGAGGGGAAATCATAGAAGAAAGCACTTTGTTTGCGCCGATTG